CGTTCATAGCGGCCTCTACGTCCATAGTAGATGCGGCAGCCTCAGCTCCTAGGTCTTTAGCGATATTTGTAGCTTGTCCTAGAACTTGTGGAGTCATCCGTAACGCCTGTGCTAGCTGTAACGCTGAGTTGGTCTTAGGTGTAGCTTGAACAGCCACGCTGTATTGTCCTCCGCGTGCCGCTGTAGGGCGTAGGGCTGGTGTTCCTAGGTCTAGGGATACTTGCTCACGACTATCGGAACCTCCGAGAAGGGATTTTAGAGTTTGTTTAGTTGCCATTATTATTTAAAAGTCTTTGGTTACATCGTAAGTGGACAGTCCTGTTTGAGCGCCACTAAGAGCAGCTCCAAGGTAATTAGGTTGTTCGATAGGCTTGTTGATACGAAGCATGTTGTTAGTGAAGCTAAGCCCAGCATTTTCTAGTTGCATGGATCGTCCTACGTCGTTCATCTGTAGTTGCTGTTGTGTAGCAAAGTTGAACTCTGCTTCTTGCTTAGTAAGGTCATTGATAAGAGCATCAACACTAAGTCCTGCTACTCCTGCTTCCCCAGCACTCACACGAGCCGTTGCACGAGCTTCACGGGCTTTCCTAGCAGACTCATTAACACGCTGTGCGGCGGCTACTTGCTCTTGTCCTTGTTGGACACGCATAGAGGACACTTCTTGAAGGTAACGCTGACGTTCCGCTATTGAAGCGTTCTTTTGGACTTTTGCTTGGGCTTTTGCCATTTGGTTTTGACCCATGACTTGGACACCCATTGAGGCGATGCCGAGACCTGCTGCTATTATTGGAGGACACATATTATTTAGAAGGGATTATAAATTCAAAGAAGGGTTGATTGCTAAAGGTAAGTTTACGAATGAAGACTGCTCCACAAAATTTGAGCCACTTTAGGGCTACGTGGTTGTCCTCATGGACGAAGTTAAAGGTCGCTCCATAAGGCTTGGTTAATCGTTGAGTCCACTCACGGGACGCTTTAAGGAATTGATAGGCGTTGTCAGAAACACTATCGGTTCCTAGACACCATATGTAAGCTAGGTTATCTACCTGTCCTACACCGAACATCGCAAAGGGAACGTCATCAGCATCTAGTGCTGTAAGGGTAACGTCGTCATCCTCTAGTGCTCCTAAGAGCGACTGACAGGGCTCGTGGCCCATACAGGCTATCTCTATCTTGTCTGCTTTACGCAGGTGCGGATAGATCATTGCTACGTGGGCGTGGGTAGCTACAACTACCTTACAATCTCCATGCTTACTCAGGACTTTATCCATATCGGTTAGAGCGGGAGTGAACAAAGGATTCAAACTCGGCACTCTGGAATGTGCTAGGGAGAGCACTCTCGTTTTCGATGGTAATAGTTGTATCTTGGGGTTTGGTGAACACAGGGAAGCGATAGAAACCGCTGTCGAGGCTAAGAGAACCAAGAGTAGAAGAACCTACTACATCAGGAGTAAAGATGTTCTCGTAGGTATCACGGAACTTAGGGGTCACCTTAACTTTGAAGTAAGCAGATTTGTCGTAGTAGAGAGAACCATTACGGATCATCATCTTGGCGGCATTAGAGGGACTCCTACCGTTTCCTGCTTTAGCTTTGAATAGCTGCTCAGAGAACGTGTATTTCATTGTGTAGGGGAGACCTACCCAGACGTCTGTATCGGCGGACACATCGCTACTGAGGGTGACTGTAGAGCCTACATTAGAACAGTTAAGGGCTAACCCGTCAGTCGTGTAGACTTCCACTGAGTCATCCTCTGGAGTGTAAGGAAGGTTGATTACAGCGTCACCATTTAGGACTGTATCAGCTACTCGCATATCAAGGTGAGTAACATAGCCAGCATCGTCCTTTAAACCAGACTCTAAGGGTATTTCTACGAGATTCGTTTCTGTGGCGTTAGTAACAATTAAGAAGAGAGTTGAGTCAATGAACTCCATTCCTCTTACCTCACCATCCAATGTAAACTTAGACCAAGCACTAAGAACTTTTTGATTGTTGTTCCAGAAGTAATTGTAGATATATAGGGAACCTTTTTCATTAGCACTCAGGAGAGCAATGACGTCCTCCGATGTAGTCCCAGTCATTGCTATAATGTTACTAGGAATGTAAGCAGGGACGTGCTCGGTTACCTCTACAGCATCATAGGTCTCTGTGTTAGCACTGAGCGCTAACTCACGGACTCCAGTGAAGGAACCACGAGTGAAAGGGAAGTAAACGTAGGAGCCTAGCGGAAGAGGGTCTACTGAGTCGTCTAAACTAAAGTTAGTTGTAGGAGACACCGAGATAGTCTTAGGTGTAAACAAGTCTCCACCCTTCATCACGAACTGGACGTTGTCCGCAAACAACATCAAGTTCTCTTGGAAGATTGTAGCGGCCTTTAGCTTAGTGACATTGGTGCTACTAACAGTTATATCAATAGGAGCTGAGTCTAATAGGGACGATACGGTGGTTCTGAAGAAGTTAAAGAACTCACCCGCCTCAGAGAACACAACCGTTTCATTAGTAATAAATCCTAAACGATTCTTAAAGAATACAATGTCATTAATCCCTTGCCCAACAAACGAAGGGTTAGGGTTTGTGTCTTCATCCCCCGCGCTCCTCTTGGCGTAGTCTAACGTTTCAATTTCAAGTGTATTGAAGTTAGTGCTTCGGATAGTCATAGGCATAGTTGATGCGTCTAAACCGTCTGATACATTAGGAGCTACGTATTCTTCCCAAGCACCTTCTCCGAAATCTGTTCCATTATTAGTAGTGAATCTTACCCAGTAGTTGTCTTGATCTAAATCAGCATCTCCTACAATTTCTATTACGAAGTTGTTTGGAGCTTTGGTTGGAAGATCCGAGAGAGAATCAATACGCTTGTAAACATCCTTAATCCCATTACCCGCAAGTCCGTCCTCAGTTTCTAAGGTAAAGTCTGCGCCTGCTACATTACTTTCAATAATAATAGTGTTTGCTTCTCGCGAAGCCGTAAGGGGAGGGTTAGGGAAGAGAGTGCCAACACTAAATATATTCCCTTGCGCGTCATAGCTGTCGGCGTTGGCTGAATCATCAACCTTTATAGGGTTGGTAACAAACGAAGCTCGATGGGGTGAATCATCAAATATGGATCTTGCTATTACAGCCGTATCTGCGAGTACAGCTTCGGTATCATTAGCACCTGTGGTAGAAAAAGAGTATTGTGTGCCAGTAATAGTGTCTCCCTGAACAACGCCAGATATACTAGCATTATAACTGTCCGCAAAGCTATTTCCTGTATAACTCGCTATGTGCTGTCCAAACATTCCTACATCCTCAATGGTTGCGGTGGCTATCCTTTTAGTTCCGTTTGAAACTCCGTTTGCATCTAACGTACCATCGTCCTCAAAGGTGACTCGAATGACTGGCATTCTGTCAATAGTGTTATAAGTAGCAAATTGAACCGTTGCGCCTAAAGTTCCCCAATTAAAAACTAGTTCTAAAACATCTGGTGTTGTTGATGCGTATCCTGAACCTGCGTTAGTTATACTTACACTACTTCCTACGCCTCCAGCGACCCTAAATTTTGACCAGCTTCCATACCAAGCATAACTTTCGACAGCGATGTCAAAGGTCGCTTGGTCATTTGTAACAACACCGTTAATGTTTCCTCCAACATTGACTTGATACTTTTTCTCGTAGTCTCCTTGAGCTACGTAAACAAATCCTTTCTTATCGAGAGGTGCTGTTTTAGTTGGTGATAACCCAACACTAACATCTTTATTAACAATGAAAGTATTATCTGCTACCGTGAGTGCCTTGAGGCTTTCTTTGGGCGTATTGGTGGATAGATAATTAGGAGGAGTTAAGGGCGTTGTGTAACCGTTTATTGAACACTTAACACCTGAGATTATGTTCCACGCTTCTATTCCTGTGCCTGTATGTATGACTACATACTTCTCGTTGTCATCGCGGTTGATAAAGTGAACAAAACTATTCTCATCAATAGCGGTTGTAAGCAACCTAGCGATGTGCCTAGTATTAGGACGCTTCTTCAATCCCTCTGCAACAGAGCTAAGAGCGTTTTCTTGCTCCTCACATTGACCATCGAAACGAGTGGCATCAGGTTGTTGAGAGACACCTTGAATAAGGTTAGGAACCGAAGTGTTAATTAAAGCCATTATGTAAGATCGTAGTTACGGTTGATACCAATTCTGGAAGCGGCGTCGTAGTTGTCAAATATAGTCCTGTCAGAGCTACCACTGTCATAATCCATGAGTGCTCCATAGGCTTTGTATTCGTCACGAGCTATTAGTGCTTCTAGTTCACGGGAACCCACGATGCGTCCTTGGAACACACGAGAGGCACGCAGAGTGATGTAACGGCGAGCTTGCTCTGGTAGGGAGTCCCACTCTAGGAGACGAGTCTGGTTTACTTTGAGGTCAGTGGTGAACACTTGGGTGTTATTAGAGCGATCAAAGAGGCTTAAACCACGCTGTACGACATCTATTGAAGTGTCGATGGGGTCTAGCTCAAGGATGTCCTCTGAGAGAGTTATAGTGCCATCCCCAGCAGGGCTCAGGGTGACGTTTACTTCTGTGTTAAATTGCCATCCTACAGACTGAACAGCACGACTAACCTCATCAAGAGCAGAGATAGCTGTAGCAGCGGAAACTGGGAGTGCGTTGGTGTTGCTGATACTGTTCACAGGGCTTTCACCAATGTGTCCTAGCATCGAATTTACTGCTTCTAATTTAGATGTCAGAGTAGGCATATTATTGTATAAGTT